GACGAGAGCAGAAACTATCTGGAAATGTTACTGTCAATGTAGATAACCTCTACCAAACTTACAGACAAATGCTTAAGGAGTAGATATGTCACAAGCAGGTAGCAGTATCACACCTGAACATTGGGAGAAGGCTAAGCAACTAGAGGATAATCTAGCTAAAGGTAAAGGCTTCTCTACTTATAAGAAGTATGCAAGACACAGACAAGGTAAGAAACTAACCTTTGAAGTGGACACTCATGTTAATGTTAATGTTAATGTACAGGAGAATTAAGTGTGGACAACTATTCGATTATTGACTTTATTGACTACTTCACTAGCTACTATTACGCTATTGTACCTAGTGTTCTTCTCTTACTCAGCGTACTATTTGCTTTTCTTGATGGGGCTAGGGTTTGGTTGTTGGGTTGGGTGGATGACTTCGAAACTACATACAAGTCTGTCTTCGTCCCTTGGCTAGAATCTATATTTTTTACACCTATCAAAGTGCCAAAACTTAAAGGTGCATTGAACTGCACTGATAGCTATTATGGAAAAGAAAAGCAGACTTACAAAGTAGGGCAGGTTCTTAAAGGTTCTAGCTCTTCTGCGTATCACGTAAGAGTAGGAGGTTACTGGAGATACTTGGTATTTACCAACAAAGAAGATGCACTAGCTGTAAGTGCTTATGTTAAAACTCTTAAATCTTCTGAAGTAACAAAGTTAGCTAGGGACCCTGACAAATTTTTCAGCAATGAGCCTAAGAAACCAGATACACACGTTACATTCCTATACCTAACCTTTGTGCTATTTGTTTTGTTCCTAGTGTTACTTGCTTACAAACTACTTCCTACCCTAACAGTTGTAACAGTAACTACAATAGCTAGTGCCTTTGTAGTCCGTAAGGTAGTTCGTATTGGTAAGAAGTTAAAGGCTCACATCTCTGACCCAGATGCACATAAAGTTAAGGAGGAAGTAAGTGAGTAAACTCAAGATTGTAGGTGATACAGCCTGCCCTGAGTGTACTGCTAGAGGTGGGGATCGTACTGGTAACCACATGCTCATCTTCGAGAACAAAGAAGGTGAGAGGTTTGGCAAGTGTACTAGGGGTAGCTGTGGATTCTACATTGCACCTAAAGACTTTGACCCAGATAAGTACAAGGCAGCTAAGCGTACAGAGAAAACACCTGAACAGTGTGATGCTGAGCTAGCTGAACTACTTGACTGTCCTTTCAAGAAGTTAGAATCACGTAACATTAAGGAGGCTGTATGCGAAAGGTTTGGAGTTAGGGTAGGGCTTGACCCTGTTAATGGGCAAGAGGTTACTACGCACTTGTACCCTAAGTATAGAGATGGCAAGCTAGTGTCTTACAAACTGCGTAACCTAGTTCCTAAGTTCTTCTACTCTCTTGGACACAAAGCTACTGACTGTGATCTGTTTGGGTTAGAGCAAGCCAAGAAGTCTGATGTAGGTAATCAATACCTATGGGTAGTAGAGGATGAGCTTAGTGCTATGTCCTGCTACCAAGTATTAGATGAGTACAGTAAGACGACTAACAAGCCAGCAGTGGTTGGGCTACCTGATGGTACTGGTAGTATCTCTCGTGCTTTAGGTGAGCAACTGGACTGGGTTAACACCTTCAAGAATGTAGTCTTTGTAATGGATGGTGACAAGGCAGGGAAGAAAGCAGTAGAGGAAGGGCTTAAGCTAGTACCTCATGCTTTAGTTGTTGAGTTACCACCATTAAAGAACAAGAAGGAAGGTGTAGATCCTAATGACTACTTGATGAATGGTAAAGGTAGAGAACTGTTTAACTTCTTACTGTTCAGACAAGAAGCTCCTAAGATTGAAGGACTAGTTAGTGTACTTGATTGCTTAGATGAAGCACTAGAACCACCTGAGTATGGTGCTAGTTCTCCTTGGCCTGAGTTAGACAAGCTAACCTTTGGTCAAAGAACTAAGGAGATAGTAGCAGTAGGTGGTGGAGTAGGTTGTGGTAAGACCCTTATGGCTCACATGTTAGCTGCTTGGAACTGGGAGCAACATGGTAGAGCTGGCTTCTGTGTGATGCTTGAGGAGAACAACGGTGATACTGTTAAGAACATAGCAGGTAAGATCGATGAAGTCCCTTACCATAGACCAGACTTTGACTTTGATGTTGAGAAGTTAAGAGGTACAGCTACGAAGTTAAATGATGGTGTACACTTATGGAAGTCTTCAATCAATCAGAACATCCGTTATAACTTTGATAAGATTGAGCAAGCCATCCGATACCATGCTGCTGTTAATAATATCAAGGACGTATACTTTGATAACATTACTGCTGCTACTCAGCACTTAACTCCTAGTGAGATTAACACTGAGGTAGGTAGGATTGCTATGACACTAGCAGGATTGGCTGATGAGCTAGACCTACAGATCTTTATCTTCTCTCACCTTAACACTCCTAGCTCTGGCCCTAGTCATGAGGAAGGAGGGGAAGTTAAGGAGTTCCAGTTCACTGGATCGAGAGCACTGATGAGGTGGTGTCAAGTTATCATAGGCTTCGAACGTAACAAGCAAGCTGAAGGTGACACTAAGCATGAGAGTAGAATCAGACTACTCAAGCAACGTAAGTATGGAACTACTGGTGTGGTAGATACACAGTATGTACCTAGTACTGGTATGTTAATTGAAAGACCTAAGGTCGAAGAAAAGAATGAGGAGTTTTAATTATGAGTAATAAATTTGTAAGCTTTAGTCGTAAACATATGGAAGGGGATGATCAGAAGATGATCTTACCTGCTGCTGTAATTGCAGAAGTTAACATTGCACTAGACAGTAGCGTATGGCTTAAGTATTGGGATGTTAAACTCCAAGAGTACAAGAGCTTCCCAGTAGCAGAAACCTTTAATGAGATGCAGAAAAAGTTAGGAGCTTAGTATGGAACCAGCTACAATTGCTTTCCTTATCTTCGCAGGATACCCCTTACTTCAAGATGCCTATGACTTCTGGTTCACTGATGAGCCAGTAGCCAAGGAGTGTTGGACTCAGACCAAGAAGGATCCTGTAATCTATCAGTGGTTAGAGTGTAAGCCTGACCAAGAAGTAAAGGTACTACCTTCCAAAACTAAAGTAGGGTAATCCAAGTGAGTAAGACAGTAGTCTTCGATATTGAAACTGATGGATTCCTAGATGTGTTAACCCTAATGTCAGTGGCTTGGACATATTGTATTGAAGAGGGTGAGTGGATAGAGTGGAGAGAGTGGGAAGTTGATAAGCTAGTCGAGTACCTTAACACTAGCACTAGACTAGTGGCTCACAATGGCATAGCTTTCGATTCTCCTGCTGTTGAGAAGATTACTTCTACCCCTATTACTTCTCCTATCTTTGATACAATGGTAGCTAGTAGAGCACTTAACCCTGATAGGTACGGAGGCCATAGCCTAAAGGCTTGGGGTATACGGTTAGGAATCCTTAAAGGTTCTGTTGGAGAAGACGGAGATGAAGACATCGAAGAAGTATATGGTGTCTACACTCCTGAGTTAAGTGAGTACTGTAAGCAGGATGTGGTTGTAACAGTGGCACTCTTCAACAGGTTAACTGAATCAATGAGTCCTGAAGCTATCGACTTAGACCCTATCAATTGGGAGGAGTACAAATGCAAGACATGAACCTCCCTATGTGGTGTGAGACTCAAGTCGCTAGCATCATGTCTAAGCAGGAGATACATGGAGTTAACTTTGATAAGCGCAAGGCTAGCTTCTTAGTTCACCAACTGACTGAGGAGATTCTAAAGGTAGATCTTGAGGCTGTACCTCAACTTCCTAAGATGAAGAACGTAGCTGATGCCTACAAGAAACCTTTCCTTAAGAGTGGCAAGCTAGCTCATTGGCCTAAGTTATACTGTGAAGCTCACGGCATACCTGAGGAGTGGGTAGGTGGCCCATTCAGTAGAGTCTGGTACACTGATTTTGACATGGGTAAGACTGACCTAGTTAAGCGTGTACTAATCGACCACGGTTGGAAACCTACTGAGTGGAACACTAAGAAGTTAGTTGGCCTAGACAATGCAGCAGAGTGGGTAGATAACTACATCACTAAGAACTTAGTAGAAGACAAGTCAGCTAACTTCAAAGACCTGAGGCTTAAGGAGATGAACTACAATGGTGTCCGTAACAGGAAATCCTTAGCTAAGTTCATGCTTAACCAAAGGTACATACCTACTTCTCCTAAGATTACTGAGGACTCTTTGAAGTCAGTAAGTGGTAGTGTCGGTGGTCTGGTTATGAAGCGAGTAGTCTTGTCTCATAGACGATCACTGACCAAAGGTTTGCTAGATAAGCTCAGACCTGATGGTAAGTTAGGTGCAGGGTGTAACCCTTGTGCTACCCCTACATTCAGGGCTAACTACAAGGTAGTAGTTAACATCCCTGCTGCTAGGTCAGTGTATGGTAAGCAGTTACGTAGCTTGTTCATACCTGACAATGAAGACCATGTATTCCTAGGCTCTGATGCTGCTGGCTTAGAAGCTAGGATGCTATGCCATTACATGAATGATCCTAACTATACGGACATCTTGCTTAATGGTGACATCCATAGCTACAACCAAGAGCTAGCAGGTCTACCTACTAGGGATCATGCTAAAACTTTCTTCTACGCTTTCCTATATGGAGCTGGTGACGCTAACCTAGGAGCACAAGTAGGAGGAGGTAAGAAGGAAGGTGCTGAGATGAGAGCTAACTTTCTTAATGGATTGCCTAAGCTGGATAACCTTATTAACAGGTTGACTAATGAGGCTAGTTCTGGTAAGATTGTTGGCCTAGATGGTAGGACTCTCCACATGAGGAAAGGGTGGGATGGTCTACCTGAAACACACAAAGCTCTTAACACTCTCCTTCAATCTGCTGGTGCTATTGTAATGAAGTACGGTATGATCTTCTTAGATCATTGGGTAAGGCAAGCACAGTTAGAAGCTCATCAAGTAATCTGGATGCACGATGAGGTACAGTGGTCAGTACACAAAAAAGACCTAGAAGAGATGGAACTCTTCGCTAATAACTATGTCAGAGTAGCAGGTGAATTCTTAAACATGAATGTACCACTAGCTTCTGACGCTATGATTGGTAATAACTGGTATCAAACACACTAAAAAGGTATTTTAAATATGGCTAAGATCGCACAAGCAGGTTCAGCAAATAAGAAAGTCTACTCTCTAATCCCAACTGATGAGTACGAAGCACGTCTAGTTAGTTTTGTATTGATTGGTGTTCAGAAGCAACGACCATTCAAAGGTACACCTAAACCTGATGCACTAGTAGCTAAGATTAGTTATGAACTAATTGGTGAGACAGTAACAGTCACAGATGGTGAAGGTAATGAGGAGACTAAGCCAGCTATTGTCTTCCAAGATGTAGTAGTACCTGCTGCTGGTGTTACCCGTGGTCACATGTTCAACCTACTGCAAGCAACCACTGGTGACAAAGAAACCTATGATGACACTGACAAGTATGCTGACCTTATCGGTATGCCAGTAAGTCTACAGGTAGGTAGCTACACTGGTAAACAGGATGGAGTAGAGCGTAACTGTATCAATGCAGTTAACCCTATCCCTAAGAAGTACCGTGATGGTGTAGAGGATAGCACAGTAGATACCCTCTTCTTCTGCTGCTATGATGACAGTGAGTCAGCTAAGGAGAAGTATGCAGGACTAGGTAACTTCCTACAAGGTAAGCTAGCAGAAGCTAGTGACAAGGACTTCCTACCGTGTATCACACAGGAGTGGCCTACTGAGAAACCTGCTGATGATGACGATGAAAAAGAATTCTAATCAACAGGGTGGGGCTAGCAATAGCCCCTTACTTTTCTTCTTCTAAAATAAGAGGTATTACATGGTTAAATTTCCACACGTAAAATCACAACTGCCACTAATGATGGACAACCCTGATCCTGATTCTCCTCTTGATGTACAAGTAGGAGGTGGTCACTACAAAGATCTACCTATCCAACCTATTGAGTACATCTACAAGAACAACCTTAACTTCTTACAAGGTAACATTGTTAAGTATGCTACTCGTTACAAAGACAAGAATGGTAAGGAGGATCTTGAGAAGGTTATCCACTATGCTCAACTACTGATTGCTATGGAGTACTCAGATGATAGCTAACATTGATGGTGATATACTTACCTACTCTGTTGGCTCATTCACTAATGATCACCCCTTCCTTAAAGATCAAGAAGGTAAACCTTTACAGATGCCAGTAAGTACTGAAGCTATCAAAGGGTTAGTTGATGATGAGATTAGGAAGATAGTAGAAGGTGCTGAGTGTACTGACTACCGTATCTTCTTGAGTGGTAATAATAACTACAGAGTAGAGGTAGCTACTACCTATCCTTACAAAGGCAACAGGGATGGGTTAGAGAAACCTTACCACTGGCAAACAGTACGTGATTACCTAGAGTCCATAGCTTACAACATTTCTCCTGACAATGAAGCTGATGATGAGTTAGCTAATGCACAGACTGAAGACACTGTACTCTGCTCACTAGACAAAGATCTACTCATGGTAGTAGGTTGGCACTACAATTGGAGGAAAGAGGAGAAGCGTTATGTGTCAGACACAGAGGGCTACTATTGGTTCATGTATCAACTTCTGGTTGGTGACTGGTCTACCGATGCAATCCTTGGCTGTGCTAAACTTGTTGAGAAAGTCTATGGCCCTAAAGCTAAGAAAGCTGGACAGACTTACACAAGACGTGAAGGTGTCGGCCCTAAGAAAGCTGAAGAGATACTCAATGTCGAACCTAGTGAGATGCTAGACAAAGTAGTAGCTGCTTACAAGGCTGAATTTGGTACTGACTGGTTAGACAAACTTAATGAAATGGGTGCACTGCTGCACATGGGAGGACATAAAGATGACCACTGGAACTACGAAAGACAAACAAACCACACTAGAGAAAGTGGACGATACTGTTTTCAACAGATCAGTACCTCTGATTCTGAAGCAGATTGTTTCTAAGGTTAACGAACTAGTGGATAAGTATAATGAGCAAGAAGCGATGGTACAAAGCAAGACCCGTAGTACAAAAGGTAACAAGCGAACAAACGGGACTGACGTATGACTCACTGTTAGAGTGTGAACTACACGAAGGGGTGCTTAAAGATTTTGATAAGCACCCTTACACTATTGACTACACGGTCTCCCATAAATACCATCCTGACTTCTGTAATGATAAGCTAGTCATTGAGTGCAAGGGGTTCTTCCAAGATTCCTCTGAAGCTAGGAAGTATAAAGAGATACGTAAAGAGCTAACTGACAAAGAGTTAGTATTTATATTTGAGAAGCCTGATACCCCTCTACCTTGGGCTACCAAGCGTAAGGATGGTACTCGAATGACCCACAAAGAGTGGGCTGAGTACAATGGGTTCAGAGCTTATGGCAAAGATGTAACACTTGAGGAACTAACTAATGTTAACTATGAATGATTACCAAGCTAGAGCTTTAGCTACTGCTCTGTACAAAGATCCTCTCTATCCCCTTCTTGCTTTAGGTGAAGAGGTTGGAGAACTACAAGGAAAGTTTGCTAAGTTCTATCGGGGTGACAAGGAGCTAGTAGAAGCTGACATTAAGAAGGAAGCAGGGGATATCCTCTGGCAACTATCAGCCTTCTGCTATGAGCAAGGTTGGAGCTTAGAAGATGTAGCACAAACTAATCTTGATAAACTTGCTGATCGTAAAGCTAGGCAAGTGTTGCGTGGTGATGGGGATAACCGATGAGTGACAAAGATTGCAACTGTACAGACTGGGGAGAGGTAACTTTCTGGACTGGTGTAACAATAGTGCTAGTGGTTAATATAATCTGGGGATAGGAATGACAGACATAACTGTAGAATTAATTGATAACAAACAAGATGATCTAACTGTAGTCAATGCAGCTAGGGTTAGTTTTGATAAAGAAAGTAAAGAGTTTACCTACCGAGAGGAAGTACCTAAAGGTAGTGATGAGGGGCTAGTAAACTATCTAGCTGCCCATGACCATTGGACTCCCTTCTCTCATGTACGAGAAACATTTACTTTACCTGCCAAGTATTTTAGAGGAGGCCTCCTACCAGAGACTTATACAGGTATGGTATGTAAGGTAGATGCTGAGTCCAAAAACATGATTAAGGTTAGGCATTCCCTTTGGGGCTGGGCGAAGTTACTTATCTCAAGTAAAGTTGTAGATCCTGCATCCACCCTAATTGGCAACATGCTTGTTGATCGTTACCCTGTGTCTGCTAGAGCCTGTGGCCTATTGAGGAAACAAGCACAGCTATCAGCTATTGACGCCAACGTAGCTCTTGTTACAGAAGACACTGACCCTGACTACGTAGATGTAACTCTCCGAGAGACTGTACCCATCTTCGTAGCTAGGCAACGGTTCAAACACATGGTAGGCTTTACTTACAATGAGGTTAGCCGTAGGTATGTAGATGATGCACCCACCTTTTATGTACCTGATACATGGCGTAGTCGTCCCGATGGTAGCGTAAAGCAGGGGAGTGGTGATGACTTCACCGGCTACTTCTGGACAGAGGAGGAAGCCTGCGTAGACAGGACTTTGGAAGAAGTTTACGAAGGCCATCTAGATGCCTGTTTAGATTTTTACACAGAGATGATTGAAAAGGGCATAGCGCCCGAACTGGCTAGGATAGTGTTACCTCAGAGTATGATGACTTCTTACTATGTAACAGGCTCCCTGTCTGCCTTTGCTCGTATGGTTAAGCAACGTAAAGATCCACATGCTCAGAAGGAGATACAAGATCTAGCTAACAAAGTAGACAATGTAATCTCAGAACTACACCCTAACCTTTGGAAAGAATCACTAGGAAATTAGTATGAAGATTTATGTAGTAGTAGAGAACGGTACACCATTAATGCTAACAGAAGATCGTGACATAGCTATCAAGACACTAGCACTTGGAGCTATGGCAGGACAAACTATGAACTTATCAGTAGTTACTGACTTCATTACTAAAGCTGCTGATGGAGATACAATCGATGAAGCTATTGAAGGGTCTAGAAAGCTTGACCCTGAGTTAGTAGATGATGCCTTATCTCAAGTACGTGAGCAAGTAGATCAACTAGACCCTATCGAGTTAAAGGTGGTACACTAATGGCTGGTAAAACTAGTAGGAATTATCTCAATAGAACTAAAGCTTCCCGTGAAGTTATGGCATTACGATGGACACTAGGCTTTAGTAAATGTGAGAAAGAAAAGGAAGAAGCTCGTAAGAAACTGGTCGAGCTAGGAGAGATCAAAGAGGAGAAGTAGATGTACTACTCAGCGATTGTAGATCCAGATAGCACTAATGAGGTAGAGCTAGGAGAGACAGATGTTCTAGTTGCTATCTCTGAAGCTTACAACATTGACCTAACCATAATCAAAGAACCTAGTGATGAGCTTCTTACTTTTGCTATTGAACAAGGTGCTATCCGTACACCAGTAGTAATGGCTGGTAAGAAGGTAGTAGGTTGGGGAGATGATGCAGTAATTAACCTGATCAAACACCACAAGAAGTATCCACACGTAGAGTACTTAGGTGCTAGACACTATGATAATACCTATGCTAAGAGGTTAGCTGAATGAAGATAGTAGTTATCCCTGATACACAGGTTAAACCTAACACACCAACTAACCACATCTTAGCTGCTGGTAAGTACATCGTAAGGCATAGGCCTGATGTCGTAGTAGTGATAGGTGATTGGTGGGATATGGAGTCTCTGTCTAGGTTCTCTACTAAGAAGAAGGTAGAAGGTCAGAGAGTTCAGGAGGATCTTAAGGCAGGTGAAGATGCTATGGATCTTTTCTTATGCCCTCTTAAGTCTCTTCAGCTTAAACAGAAGATTCAGAAGAAGAGAGTGTATAAACCTAGACTAGTCTTCTGTGTAGGTAACCATGATCCACAGGTACGTATCCCTAGGTACATCGATGACAACCCTGTAATGGAAGGTATGTTCTCAGGGGATTGGACTAATGAGTACCTTGAACGCTGTGGCTTTGAGGTACACCAGTTCCTAGAGATCGTAGAGATTGAAGGTATTAGATTCTCTCACTACTTCCAGAACTCACACTCTGCTACTAAGTCTCCTCTTGGTGGACAGATTGATACAATGATTAAGAATGCTGGCTTCTCCTTTGTACAAGGACATACTCAAGGTATGAAGATGGGTAAGCATTACTTAGGGGATGGAACTAAGAGGTTAGGTATTGTAGCTGGTAGCTTCTATCAGCATGAAGAAGATTACATGGGTGCTCAGGGTAACAACCATTGGAGAGGTATCATCCAGCTTAATGAAGTTGCTGATGGTAGTGCTGACATCTGTGAACTAAGCTTGAATTATTTATTGGAGAAGTATCTATGAAGCTATTCACCGCTAACTGGTGTATCAACTGTAAATCAGTAAAGCGTTTGCTAGATGAGAAAGGTATTGAGGTTGACATGGTTGATCTAGATGAGAAGCCAGAGTTAGCACAAGAGGCAGGGGTGAGAAGTATCCCTGCTCTTCAAGACTCCGAAGGTAACTTACACGTAGGTGTAAGTGCTATCGTAAAAGCAGTAGTAGGTAAGTAATATGATCCAGTGCAGAACTCCTAAGAAGACTCCAACAGTAGACTATCCAGCTATTGTTCAAGCTATTGAAGCACAACAACATATCTTCTGGTTACCAACTGAACCTAAGGTAGAGAAAGATTTACACTGTATTAAGACTGAGCTAACTCCTGCTGAGTATCATGGAGTTCTCACTACTCTTAAACTGTTTACTCTTTATGAGATCGTAGCAGGCAATGAATACTGGGGTGGTAAGTTTAAGCGGTTGTTCCCTCGCTATGAGTTCCAAAGATTAGGGGCATGCTACTCTGACGTAGAGCTTAACATCCACTCCCCTTTCTACCAACGAGTAGATGAACTACTTGGACTTAACACAGATGAGTTCTACTCTTCCTTTACTGATGACCCTATCCTTAAGTCCCGTATGGATTTCTTAGATGAAGCAGTAGGAAGTGACAATGCTGCTTACTCAGTAGGTGTATTCAGTATGGTAGAAGGAGCTATCCTCTACTCATCCTTTGCTTTCCTTATGCACTTCCAGATGGCAGGTAAGAACCTACTACCTAACATACATGCTGGTCTAACCTTCAGTGTTAAGGACGAGAACCTACACTCTGAGACTGGTGCTTATGTGTACCGTACTATGGTTAAGGAGATGCAGGATAACAATGAGTTAACTGACAGTAGCTTACAGAAGCTAGAAGAGAAGTTATACCAAGCAGCCTCTCAGATTAGAGAGCATGAGTATCGTATCATTGAGATGGTATTCTCTGAAGGTAGTATCAAAGGTATTACTGAAACTCAGATGAAGAACTTTGTAGATAGCCGTATTGATCTATGCCTAGAGAACTTAGGTTTGGATAAAGTATACAAGCCTAGCTACAACCCTATCGCTAACTGGTTCTATGATATGATTGGGGGAGATAGACAGCATGACTTCTTCTACACTATAGACTCTTCTTATAATCGTAACTGGACTAAATCATCATTTGTTTGGAGTAATTAATGAGTGAACTTTTTGAAGAGCTATCACAAGAGCGTAAGGAATTACAAGAAAGTGGTAAGCTACCTGCTTGGTTTACAACGATGGGCTGGCAAGCATTCAAGTCGAAGTACCTGTACCAAGCAGAAACCTATGAAGAACAGATAGACCGTATTGTCGAGACAGTAGCTAAGTATGCACACACTAAGCAAGACTACTTGAAGGTACGATGGAAAGAACTCTTCATGAATAACCACGCTTACTTAGCTACACCTGTACTAGCTAACACTGGTACAAATAGAGGCATGAGTGTCTCGTGTTCAGGTGGTTACATTGGTGATTCTATCTACGACTTTGGTCAAGCTAGACTGGAAGGCTCAGTACTAAGTCAAGAAGGTTTTGGTACTTCTTCTTACTTAGGGGCTATCCGTGAGAGAGGTACACCAATCAGTAGAGGTGGGAAAGCTAATGGAGTAGAACCAGTCTTTGATGACATGGTGACTATGGCTCAGAAGGTGTCACAAGGTGGTACTCGTAGAGGTGCATGGGCTGGCTACTTACCACTGGAACATGGTGACTTCTGGGAGACTTCTAACTATGTTAAGAACTTCCCTGATGGTGCTAACGTAGGGTGGAACATCTACGATTCTACTATTGAGAAGTTAGAAGAGGGAGACTCAGACATAGTAAGTAGGTGGCAAGAAACTCTATACACTAAATGTATCACTGGTAGAGGTTACTACTTCTTCCCTGATAAAGTTAATCGAGCAGCACCTCAGATGTATAAAGATCATGGGTTAAGCTGTAAGGCTAGTAACCTGTGTACTGAGATTGCTCTACACTCTGATGAAGACCACACCTTCACTTGTGTAATCTCAGGAATGGTAGCTTCTACTTGGGATGAGTGGAAAGATACAGATGCTGTCTACTGTATGACTATCTTCTTAGACTGCCTAGTGTCTGAGTTCCTAGTACAAGCCCGTAATGTTAAGGGGTTAGAGAAAGCAGTAAGATGTACAGAGAAGGGTAGAGCTATTGGTCTAGGAGTATCAGGCTTCCATTCTCTATTCCAGAAGAAGATGTACCCTTGGTCTTCTATGGAAGCTTACCTTCTGAATGTAGAGATTGCTAAGCACCTACATGATGAGACACTTAAAGCTAGTCAGTGGATGGCTAGTGAGTGGGGTGAACCAGAGTGGTGTGTAGGGTATGGAGTACGTAACACTCACCGTACTGCTTATGCACCTAATGTTACTAGCTCACTAATCTTTGGTAGTGAGAGTCAAGGATGTACACCTTGGTATGGTAACGTGTTCAATGAAGGTGGAGCTGCTGGTGGTATGTTCCGTGTTAACCCTGAGTTTATCAAGGTACTTAAGAAGCATGGTAAGTATACACCTGAAATCTTAAAGCAAGTACTTAGTGATAACGGTAGTGCTCAAGGGTTAGGCTTCTTGTCTGACTTAGAGAAGGAAGTATTTAAGACTGCCTTTGAAATTAACCAGCTTGACATACTTAAACTAGCAGCAGCTAGACAGAAGTATACTTGTCAGGCTCAATCTATTAACCTGTTCTTTGATGCTGATGAATCTGAAGAGTATATCGCTATGGTACACAAGGAAGCTTTCTTAGATGAGAGTATCCATAGTCTGTACTATATGAGGAGTAAGGCAGGAGTCCAAGCAAGCAAAGGGGACTGTGAGAACTGTGCATCTTAGGAGGTGCTTATGGCTAAAGCTATGTTAGCTTTTATGGTAGTGGTAGTAGTGATGCTAGCAATTCATGAATGGTGGGTATTAGGGGGAGGTAGGAAGAAGTGGTGGGACTACTTAGAGTAGGGATAACCCCTACTCCTTAGTAACATTCTTAACACCAGTGTGTAGCTCTAGGATAACTACACGCTGGGTAAGAGTATTAATCTTAACGTAATGTTTAGCTAACTGTTTCCTTTGTTCAAGATCTTCCCTCTGGAAACTATCAGAAATATCCTGTATAGCCTCAATGAATCTCATCTCAGCTTCATTCTGCTTCTGTTCAATCCTCTCTAAATTACTGATAGCTGAAAATACTTTCTCTCTATACTTAGCTAGTTCAGTACTCATCTCTACTTGATGACTTAAACTCCAACCCATCAAGCCAATCTGTATAGCAAGTAAGGCTGAGCATAGCCAACCTACAACTGCTGCATCAACCTTACCGTTCATGCTAACTCCTATTCAAAGAAGACATATTGTGAATCATACTGTACAGAATTACTACCATTGTTATCATTCTGTAGTACGAATGTGTAATCCAATTCTGGAGCAAGTATCATAAAGGGTAGCTCTAATCCTGAACCCCCTTTGTTAGAGGATGACTCGTCTACTACTACTTGAAATAGCTGAGTAGCTCCTGTTAAATCAATGCTACCTCCACTTCCTGATAATGCAACCTCTACTTCTCCTTGGAAAGGTTTATCCGATAGTCGATTAACATTTACAGGAAGAGAAATAGGAATTCCTCCCGTAATAACACCTCCCTCATATACAGTAACCGTAAAGTTACCTGACCAAGCTGTAGTTGATAAGTTAAACTTAGCAGTCTGCGATAGGTTAACTGCTGAGAAAAGACTCTCGCCTGTAGCTAGTGATAGGTTACCATGGTTACGAAAGAGGTTACCCTGTACTAGAGCAACCCTTTCATCTGTGTAGAAGAAGTCCTTTTCAATAGTGGTTAAGTTAGGCATCTATTCTCCTCTTGTTGCCTGTGACATTATAAACCTAGTTCATCTCTCCAACCCCTAGCACTAGTTCCTACTGAGGCGAAGGCCATATCAGCTAAGTATTGTGATAGATCCATCTCACCACTGGCTAGCTTAGCTGCATTCTGAGAAGTAAGTGATACCATATCGCTAGCCATATGAGCACCTACACCGAAGAAGCTACTGTGAGGACTATCCCCATATTCATGTGAGTTAATAGCTTCACCAAACGCTTGAATAGATCTAGGAGTTACATACCTAAAGATGGAACTCATCACTAATTCTGTAGGATCTCTATCTAACTCTCTTCCACTTACTGCATCTCTTAAACTTATCTGCATAGAACCTACTAAGGCAATACCACCTAAGATGAATAACCCATCAATAACATCTGAAGGTGCACTCTTAAGCTTGTTACCTAGCAAAGGAAGAACAGAGTTAGTAAAGATAGTAGGGTAACTCTGTAGTTGGGAGAACAACCATAGGTGTTGGTTACTCATCCACAAAGGTCTATCACTAAAGGTAGGACTAGGAGCTACCTTACGGTTGAACTGGTAGATAGCATCAGCCATAGCTTTGTTCTTAACTGCTTGAGGTGCACCAGAGTTAGGAAGTAGAGCATCCCTAGCTTGACCAACAATACCTAGCTCAGTAAGTCGTTGGTTAGCTCTCATAGCCTCACCACTACCTTGGAACTTAGCATTGTTAACTAGGTCTAGATCTTTAGTAACTTGTAGCCTAGTTGCTTCTGCTCCTACTTCTCTTACAAAGTGAGTCCAGTAAGATAGACCAGTCATCTTAAAGAAACCCCTAGTTACTTTAGCTGCCCTAGTTCCAATGTTAGGATCAGCAAGTCTAGCCATCATTAAGCTATCAGCAGTGTTAATAGACTGACCAGCCATACTCATCTGAGTAGCGTTAGTCTGCCAGCTCTCACTTGGGCCTCTAAGCATAGCTCTACGTACTAGGTTAACACCAGCTCTGTTCATAACACTAAGAGTAGACTGTACCATAGAACTCATATCAGTTCTCATAGCTACGTTAAAGATCTCAGTAAGAGAACCTAGAGTTACTAGTGGTAATGCTGCCATAGTAGAACCAGTCTTAGCTACAGTAGAGATCTTCCTAGCAGTAGGGTTCTGGATGGTACGGTAAGTGTTATCGTAAGCATCTACCATGTCATAGAAGGTAGAGACTTCATTAGCAGTTAGGGTAGGGTTACCACTTCCAGCTAACTCGGCTTGAGTCTCAAGGATTAAACGGTTAAGCTTCTCACCATTCTTACCTAGCATATCAGCACCAGCAATACGATGAGCTACCCCTTCCCCATAGTCAGCGATAGACTCTAGTGCAAACCTACCTTTGTTCTCTCCTACTGACCACTTGTTATAGAAGTCCTGCCCTACATTCCATCTACGTTGTCCCTCTAAGTTACCAGAGATGTTACCTACTCTAGTAGAACCTAGCTCTCCTCCTCTTACTTCTCCTCCGGTAACCTTATCTATCATGCTAGCTTCTAGCTTAGTAAGATCTTCCCCACCTTCTAACTTAGTAATAGCAGAAGTAAGTTTAGAGAAGTCACCAGTCTCTAACTGTTCTACGTATCTATCTACTTGAGCATTAAGAGTAGCTTCATCAGGAGTTCTACCTCTCTCAGCTAGTTGAGATCTTAGGTCAGACTTAAACTCATCAAGGTTGTTCTTGATATTATCCACATCCATTCTGCTAGGGATGTAGTCTTCAACTATTCTAGATTCAGGAAGTAGTTTAGCTTTCACACCCCTATCAGCTAGGTTAGCTAAGTGATCTCGTAATGCTTTAGCACTACCACTGTCCTTACCTGCTGTGTAATCCTCTACTAGTTTATCTTCCCAACCTTTACCATATTCTTTCTGAGCTTGCTTATATACTTGCTCTCTGTCGTAGTTAATCTCATTACGTAACTTAGACTGTACACCGGTAAGGTCATCACCTAATGGATCATTAAAGATCCTAACCAAGTCTTGACCAGCAGCAGCTCTTGTAGCTTTAGGTGCAATAGAAGAAGTAATCTGTCCAGTGAACCAGTCATGAAGTCCACCTAACACCCCTAAGCTTCTCTCCTTCTGGAAAGATTGTGGAGCTTCTGGCATTACTACATTCTTAAGATTCTTATGCTTAATGTAACCTGAGACTGAACCTAAAGGAGCACCACCTAGTACACCTAATGCAGCAGACTCTTTCATACGATTGTAGAAATCATCATAGTCTATATCTACATCAGCAACAGAGTGAGCACCAGCCTCTAGTAAAGCAGTAGAAGTAGTAGCCATACCTGAGCTTAACACTGTAGCTTTAGCAGCTTCCTGTGCTACTGATGCTGATACACCACTACTGACTAGACCTTTCTCTAACTCAGCTTGTACCTTATCTGCTCCCTCCTTCTCAACCATCTTCTTAACAGTTTCTTTGAAGAAAGGAGAAGCTAGTTTAGAGATACCAACTGTATCCAAAGCAGTAAGACCACCAGCTAATGCTGCTCCACCAGCTCCTAGTGTAGCTTCCTCACCACCTACTTCCTTGATTCTGGATTGTACAGCACCTACGTTAAGAGGGGCAGACACAGCAGCTACACCCACTCCTGCACCTACTGGGCCACCTACTAAGAAGCCTGTACCAGCAGCAGTAAGATAAGCAGCAGTGTCAGCTAATAGACTACCAGCACTAGTGGTAGCCCATGACACATAGTCTCCTAAAGCTTCAGCATCCTTAAACTCAATAGGAGCACCGTACTTAGCTGCCTCTTCTAGATTAGTAATCCTACCTTCTTTACCCCATTCAGCTAGACCTTCCCAGTCAGTAGCTTCACCAATAGCTTCAGCAGCAGAGTAAAGGTTAGATTGGAATTGTTCTACTCCTCTACCTACACCTGAACTAAAAGTATTAGGGTCTACGGCTCTAGGAGCGAAAGGGTTACCCCCTTGCATACCAGCAAAAGGGTTAGCACTATTAGTGTTTGCAAAAGGGTTAGCCATTCATTACTCCTGAGATTGACCTAGGAATTGCTGGAAGGACATAGGTTGTTGCCCTTGACTAGCAGCATTCCTCACGTAGTTCTTATAAGGGGTTACTTGTTCATTTAAAGCTTTAAGTACTTCCTCAGGACTAGCATCCATTACCCAGTTACCTAAGGCATCACCTAAGGCTTCTCGTAATGTAGAGTCTTGAGACAAGTTCTCTAAAGCAGAAGGACTAGGAGTAGACTGATCTACGATCTTGGCTACATCACTAGGTTTAAGTTGTGGTTGCTGGGCTTGTTGGTTAGCTCGTATGGTAGTAGCAGCTAGACCAGCAGCTCTATCCTTAGCGTTCTCCTCTGCTTGCTGTTCCATACCATACATACCTTGGTATAGACCTAGAGTACCTCTAGCAATATCCCCAGCAGTATTAGAGTAGCCTTTACTCTTAGCCCATGCAGTAGCAGCAGTACCAATTAAGGCAGCTTTAGTAGAAGGAGATAGACCAGACCAAGTGTCAGCAGTAAACTTAGCAGCACCCATTAACATGTTGCCTGCTTGGTTAACTAAGTCCATTAACCCTAAGTCATCTTCTGGTGTACCAGTCTCAATGATCTGCTTAGCTGACTGTTCTGCTCTCTTACCTACTTGTAAAGCTTGGTAATCCTGAGCTTGTTGTAGCTGTGTGTCTGCTTGTTGCTGTAGTTCAGGGATAGGAGTAAGGCCAATGCCTTGGCCAGTTAAGTTCTCCTGTCCACTCATAATAGCTTCGTTAGCTTGTACTGGATCTACTAGTACCATCTCACCACTAGGGGTAGGGAGGTAACCTGTATCAGCTTGGATAGGTTGATCAATGTTACCAATCCTATCTGCTACCTGATCAAAGCCCATAGGTACAGGAGCACTACCAATGTTACCTACTCGGTTAGTAACTTGGTCGAAACCCATAGGAGTGTCTATGATAGTAGGACTAGGCATCTCCCCCATAGGGATAGGTTCAGGGGCCATAGTAGATATAGAAGAAGGAGAACTAGCGTTGATCCAACTATCTTCTAGCTGAGCCTCTGACGCTAAGTCTCCTACTCTATCTGCCATCATGTCTAGCCCAAAGATACCTTGAGCATTCTGAAAGATTTTCTCTTGTGCCATTATCTACTCCTTAGAAAATACCACTGGTTAGTAGGCGACCACCAGCATACATGCCTAACCCGATAGGCCCACCTACCGCGGCTGCTGTACCTGCACCTGCTAGCTCAGAGGCTATACCAGCAGTCTTAGCATCTACACCTAGTGCCTCTAACCCTTCTTTACCAGCAAGTCTAGCACCTGTACCAGCTAATCCAGCAGCACCAGCTCCTAACCCACTAGCACTATCTACAGCAGCTTCAGTACCAGCCTCAGCTACTGCTTGTCCACCTTGAGCCATAGCTTCTGAACCTACAGCAGTGGATGTATCAGAGAAGATAGAAGCAGCAGTGTTACCAAAAGGATTACCAGTACTTACCATCTCACCTGTGAAAGGAGAAGTCATAGTATCTACTGTGGGAGCAGCAGCATTACTACCACCCCAGTCATAAAGGATACTACCACTACCTCTACCTGCTTCTTGCATAACAGCAGTAGGGACTTTACCTAGGAATCCACCTACTTCTGCTTTCATAGCATTAGCTTCTTGTTGGATATTACCTAAGTTCTTCTGAGTAAGTTGCTTAAGTCTATTGCGAACAGGAGAAGTAGAGCTACCTGCAACAGACGTATTGTAATAAGACATTACTTACCTCCTTGCTGAGAGGTAACACCCCAACCACCCATATCAACATTAAGTAGATCACGGATAGCTGTAAGCTCTTGTAAGTCAGCAGAAGATTCATACTGCCAACGGTTGAATAGATCATCAAGTACTGCTTGTTGTTCTCTCTGACTACCACCAGCAGCATACTCTAGACCAGAAGTAAGATTACCAAGGTTAGCAATAGCACCCTGCTGGTTAGCTTGCCAGTTTCCATAATCCTGAAACCTAAGCTGAGAAGCAAGGTCACTGATATCCTCAGTAGCTCCACGCATAGCAACACCTTCTGCAATACCATGTCGAGTACTCCCAAATTGACCAGCTTGTCCTGCTGCATCACCAATACTAGTTAGGATATTCTCTTGTAAGTTACGAGTAATATCACCAGAAGCAGCATCAATAACTGATTGTAGTTGTGGGTTGTTAGGATCATAAGGAGCTAGTGTAGATTCTAGTCCACCAATAGCAGACTCTAGTGCTCCACCTTCCCCTGTTAACCTGTTAAACAATTGTTCTTGTTGTGGACTCCAACCTGCATAAGTCTCCTGACCTCCTGCAAAGTTTGGATCAACCAGTCCACCATCTGTACCTATTTGTCTAGTAAGTAGGTCTCGATAGTTACCCCACTCTTGGGATTGGGCTGGTGTCCATGATTCGTTAGACTGACCTCCGCCATCTGACATAGCTATAACCTCTTAATTAGTTTAGTATGTTGCACCTCATAACCTTTAGCCAACCTAGCATGAGCTGGTCTAGCTAAGATAGCTAGTGCATCAAAGTTTAAATCCTTAGCTAGATCTTCTACTTCACTGAACACAGTATCTATTACTGTTGCTAGTGTCTTAAGATCCCAAGGAGTATTGTCATTCTTAAATCCTGCTGTATGTGTAACCTGTAGTAGTCTAGCTGTAGCAGTAGTTATTACTTCGGTTACAAAGAGTAGCTTACCTTCTGATCCAGTCCATAACCATAGCTGTACTTTGTCTTCCATAAGTCTACGGTATAGATTCTCTACTGTCTCAAAGTTAATTGTAGTATCCCAGAACTGGTGTAAGGAGGCAAGTAAGGAGGGAGCTTCATCAGCTATAGTAGAAGTGGGTATATGTCTAATCATTGTCGTTACCCCTAAGAAGTAGTGTTTAAGTTAGTTTTAAGAAGTAGAGTAAGAAAGTAGAAGACTTCTTATCTTAACTTCTTAAGTTAATCTTAATGCTACTCCTTAAGAGTATTTGAGTTTAGCATATTTTAAGAAGAAAGTCAACAGTAAGATTAAACTATTTTAGTCCAACCAGTGGATTTGTATACATATAAACCTTCTCCTCCTCCTGTAGGGTTCCAACCTACACCATCAGCATAAGCTACTAATCCTACAGTAACTCTTTCAGGTGCTTCAGTAAGAGGAGGATACTGATGTTCCAGTGAACTAATAGCTTGAGATACTCTCTGAAACTCCTCATACATCCAGCGAATGTAAGGACTAATCTCAGGAGTTATCTGCTCACGATTAGGAGGTACAGAAGCTACGTACCTAGTAGAACTAGATTGTACTGCCATCACTTACCTCCCTCAGTTGTATACTGAATAGTGAAACTCTCAATCAGTGGTAAGGCTGTACCTGAGTTACCACTAAGCCTGAAGCTAATGTATCGTCCCTGCCCCCTTAGGTAATGTCTGAACTTACCAACAGAGTACGTAGTAGGAGTCTTCCAGCTTACACCATCACCAGAGTTATACTGACTGCCTACCCTTACAGAGATAGTTCCTTCACCTGCAATGTTAGGTGTCATACTGTTCAAGTACTTAACCTTGGTCAAATCTCCTAAGGAAGCAGAGAGTTTCTCTAGTACCCACTCATAGGTTTGTCCATCAAACAAAGAAGAGTTGTCTACTTGATAGACAGCAGTGTCTTCCTTACTAGCCATCACAATAGATGAGTTAGCAGGAGAGTAAGCATTAGCATCCCAGTGTAATGATCCTAGATCCCATGATACATTCCTACCAGTGTTCCATACTTCATCTTCCTTAGGATCTACAATAGCTGTAGTAGCGTGTGCCAGATTAGGTAAGTCTCTGGTACTCCATGTGTTGTATACCCAGTTCCAGACAAGAGCAGTGTTACATGAACCATTAACACTGTTGTCATCAGGGTAGCAGATCCATATCTCCTTCTCTTCTGGGTTACTTACAGTGAACACATTCTGATAGAAGTCTTGGTTTAAACTACGGAAGAATAGATCCTTAACTTTCTTATCAGCAATAGAAGAATCTTGGATACCATCATGAATGTAGATGTCATCAAAGTCTACTACAAAGTGTTTACCTTCAAACTGGCTAACACACTCTCTGGATAACATTCCTCTATCTTCAAAGATCTTAGCAAAAGAAAAGACATAGATCCCCCCAATGAATTGACAAGAGTAGACAGAATCAGTCTTGTAGATAATCAATTGATCTCTAAGCTGAGAAGCATCTACGAGCTCCCCATCTGTATCAGCCAATGCTAGTTGACCAGCTTGAGTAGTAGGATCAGTAACATCCCAACTAGGAGGTTCTACACCTACATCAGCCGGATCACTCCACCTTAAACTAAGGGGTAAGGATTGACCAGACTCCTCGATGTTAAGGGCAAACAAGTAGTTCTTGAAACCCCTGAAAGTTTTAGCTTTGAAGTTAGCTGGTAAGTTAACAGAGTCTTTAAAGTCAGCATCAGCTACTTCTTTGACTTGTAACCTGTCTGACTCGTTGTTAAAGTATAAGCAACTGTTAAGAGCAGTGCTACTCCATCCAGCATCTACAGCATAGTTACCACCTGATGTACGAGTAACATCCTCCCATAATCCATTAGAGTTCTTATAAAGTTTACCACTTCCTGCTACATAGATCTCAGGGGTATCATTCTGGATAAGACCTCTTACATGTTCAGGGTTAACAGGAGGTGGGTCAAAGACTCTAGAGTGTCCTTGTACAGGAGTAAGTCTCCCTGACTTCAACCTTAAGTTATGGATAGTGGAGAACTGATTATTCTCAAGATCCACAGCAGGGAGATCAGCTACTAGCCCACCTGATACTGAGATAGGCATATTCAGATAAGCCATAAGTAGCTCCTTAAGTTTTCATAATGTAAGCAATAGCATAGTAAGGAGGGATGTTATCACCACTACCATCGAAGGTAATGTTGTGACTGTGCCCTTGTCCTCCACCTACATAACTAGTCAGTGGTGAATCATCAGATGATACAAGGCCACTACCTACAATACGGTTAGCAGTAGGGCCAGCAGTAGAAGTCCCATACTTAGTAGCATAAGCATTACAAGAACCACCTTGGTGTTGGTGATTAGGCATCTGGTTTACTGTGAGTGTGTGAGACTCAGTAACAGTAGGGTGAGGGATATCAGCACTACCCCCAGTAGTGTTGACGTTATAACTACCACCAGTGTCTCCTGTAGCGGCTACTATAAATTTACCTCTTAGGTCAGGAGTACCAGCAGTGCCATCACACAATGTCCAACCATCTGGGATATTAGCTACTAACCCAGACCACATAGAGATAAGTCCAGTAGGTATGAAGTTAGTAGGATCAGTTGTTAAGTTAAGTTGAGCAGGAGTAGCTGTCACTGCTCCATCAATGTTAGGGAAGGAGTTGAGCAATGTCTTCTTAATCAGACGTATATGATCATCCCCTTGCCTACGAGTATCAGTTCCAGTAGGGTTAGTTGCTACCAGATCATCAATGTATGTACCTGACTCTAATGGCATAGGTTACTCCTTAGCCTAAGAAAACTTTAGAAGCAGTCTCTACTTCCTTCACAATCTTATCATCAATCTTGGTCTCAGTAAGCTTAGCTAATTCTTTAAGTACTTTAACAGTAACATTGATTAGTAAACCACGGACTACAGGCATCTTTAGTAAAGTTAGAAAGTTCATATTGGTTACCTATTTAGGATAGTTAGTTTTAATTGACTGGATAGTGTCAACCCAAGTGGTAGTACCTTCTACCTGATCATGGTATTGCATATCCAGTTGTTCTTCTTTAGAAGGATAAGCAGCAGCTCTTAGCTTAGAGTAGTTAATCTTCTTCCAAGCTTCTACTGATTCAGGGACATAGATCTTTTCTTCTACAGGTTCAGTTGGTTCAGTAGGAAGTATAGCATCTGGATCCCCTTTAGCTTCATACTCAGCTAGGGCTAAGTCGTAGTTGTCTTTAGACAGTAGGTATTGGTCGAAGGCTACTAAGTACTCTAAGTCACTAACCTTTTGTAAGTATTCTTGATAAGTGATAAACTTACTAATGAAAGTATCTACTAGCTCAGATCTCTTACCTTTGTGCTTGTTGATTACAGCAAAGACAGTAGCTTCAGTTACTACTTCAGGAGCCACTAAGGACTCCTGTTGAGTATCTAAGGAAGTTTCCTGTACAGGGGTTTCCTCAGGTGTCATTTATAAATCTCCTATTTAGTGTTTCTAACCCAGCCTAGAGGTTTAGCTCCACGTTGGTTGAACTTAGTAATCGTGTTACCATTAAGGTCAGTACCAGAAGTAACACCATCCACAATATCAATAAGGTTATCATCACCCCATCCGTTGCCGTCCCATGCCATAAAATGAGGAACTCCATTCTCCCATAGAATAAGATCATTATGTTTCGACCACCTTGGATCACTTAGAGGTACTCCTATAGTGGCGGAACTTATATTTTTCCAATAACCTCGGAATCGTCCATCTGTCACATGATACCAAGTGTTAATAGTCCACCCTGTGTAAGTTTCTGGCTGATTCTCAAACTCAGTACCATTATCCAACGAGAAATCCCACACCATCTCCTTACCTTTGTAATCAATGAACAGTTGTCCGTTGATCTCGGTTAGGGTTGAGAGTGCTTTTAGTGCCGTTGGCTGGGTTGACGGGGGAGAAGGTAAGTTAGTAGCTCCATGCTCAGGATACCAACCAACTGCGGCTGGAAATTTCACGGTATCTGGTTGGATTTTATAACTAATTAACGCTTGGTTTTCATACAACGGTGTTTGTGTGCTTCCCTGTAAAACCTTACCTATTGTTGATTCAGATAAGATGTTACCTTGTTGTGGTAGCTGTGGCATACCTAACCATACATCACCAATACCCTCATTACCCTTGTAAACCACTGCATTATCAGCAGCCTCGGTCAGGTAGGCGTGGGCTGTGTAATCTTGTATAAAGACCACTCCTGTAGAAAGACTGGTAGTATACGCATTTAAGGTTGTATTGAACGTTGGAGGGTAAGAAGGGTCACTTGTCCAACTACCTCCATTGTCTGCGGTATATACAGGGTTGTACACTGTACCTACTGTTTTTCTGGTAAATGAGTAGGTTTGAGAAGTCCCATCAGGAATCACAGGAATCCAATTACCTAACCAACCATTAGCAAGATCAGGTGTTGCAAGGATATTAGCAGGATCACCTATGACATCAGTTTGTAGGAACTCTCCTGAGACTTGGTTGTTGGTAGGTGCTGATAAAACTGCGTGGTAACTTTTAGCACTATCTCTAACGTATGTACCATCAGACACATCCCAACCAACATAAGTATCAGGAGATATACTAGTCACTGTCGCGGCAGTAATTACTATAGCCCCTGCATCTACTACAGATATTGTATCACCAAGTGATATACCTGTGGTGTCTGGTGTCTGCCATATTGTTGAAGCAGCATTAAAACTTGTAGCGGGTTGTAGCTGTACGGTAGTAAATTCTAACTTCTGCAAGCCACGCTCTTCACCATTCTTAAAGCGAGCATCCTTCTCACCTAGAGCTTCTTCACGAGTAATACCCCAAGCACTTAACCGTAGGTCATCAACACCACCCTGACCATCTGCGTAGATAGCATCGTAGTAGCGTCCGTCTGGTCTGCCTGAATTTCCACTTGCAATGAAACCAAACCAATCGACCACCTTACTTGGTACTGTAGCAGGGGCAATATCGAAACAATCAGCTTTACTAGTGATAGTTGGTGCATCGGTCTTTTCGTACCAATACTTCTTGCCGTTGTAGTCAGACTGCCGCTTAAAGAAGCTACAACCCATACTGTTAAACGATGGGTGGTACGCTCCTTGGTTGAGTCTACTTACAACACCCAGAACCAAGAAGTAGCATTCACCGTTGACTGCTATGTTATCGTTTGTTGCACTGACCCTAGCTGCATATACACCTCTATGGTGCTCACCTGTATAGGTTAAGTCTGGATTCTCACTAACGTACCCGTTAAGGTAATCTACATCTAGACTAGTCACTGTGTCACGAGTGCCTTGTGGCATGACGTAAGCATACGCATCACTGCTCAACGTAGATGTTTTAGCAACATCAGTATTTAACCACTTGCCATTACCCGCACCCGCAATAGTACGCTGTCTGATTCTCCGTTGAACCAAACGTCCATCATCTAGGTAATACAGGTTGTTATCTGGGTCACTCAACATGGCCTTCTGTGCTGACTCGCTGGACATCCAGAAGTTAACCCCTAGACCTTTAGAGGTAGTGTCACCATCAAACACGGCATAGTAGCTGTCAGGACGGTTAGAATTGCTAGTTGCAATACCATTCATGGTTGCAGCTTGTGATTGGATAAGACCGTTAGGGTAGATGTAAGGATTAGCCAGACTGACTTCTTCTAAGTATGCTTCTAGACCGAACAAGTCTTCTCGTTCAGCGACTACTTTGTTGGTAGCAGTCTCCGCAGCAAAGGCAGTAGCAGAATCAGCATGTTGGACAATAGTACCCGTAGCACTGTCATAGGTGACTGTACCGTCTGGGGCATCAGAGAATTTGAACTTGTTAGGAGTTGAAGTAGATGAACTATTGATACCATCCAGTACTGTTAGTACACCAGCCATGTTTACAACAGGTCGCTCAGTTTTAGAATCACCTATAGCAGAAGCACCTGCTCTTCCCAAAAAGACTTGTTGTACATCAGTAGAGTTAGTCCACATACCTTCGTTGACAACTCCCAATACATCCCCGCTCTCAGCTAAATGCTTACCAAAATGAACCATGCCAGAAGCAGCATACTGTTCATTGTTCTGCTTACGGTTAGCTTCAAACACTAGCCCTGATCCAGCCTTAACAGCCAGAGCAGCAGTCAAATCAGTTTGGTCAGTTAGTGTACCACCAATACCTCCCCACTCTAATCCTACAGCAGCACTAGCCTTAGCAGCCCAATGTTTAGCAGAGTACTTACCTGTCTCTACTTGTACATCTTCGTCTTCTTCAGCCCATTGTTCAGCTTTATTCTCAGAAGCAAGAGATTCAGCAGCACTTGTAGCACTTGCACTGGCAGAGTTAGCACTATCAGTAGCACTTACACCAGCATTGATAGCTGATTGTTGTGCAGTACTAGAAGCTTGTTCAGCAGAGATACGTGCAGTCTCCGCTTGATCAGCAGATAGTTGAGCAGCACTAGCAGAGTTACTAGCACTAGCAGCATCAGCCATAGCACTTGAAGCACTAGTAGCAGCATTAGATTCAGATTGAGCAGCAGCAGTCTCACTAGCTTCA